GAATGGAAGGACTGCGATATGCTTTCAACGATAATGGCTCCGCTGCTTCACTTGAGGAATTTTATCAGCTCTATGATGTTTGTGCGTGCACAAGGCAAGAGGTGGAGAAAATTAAAGTCGAAGAGAAAAAGATAGAAGAAGCGTTTCCTCTAGGACCTCCTTGCCTAAATCAATTAGCCAAGGAAGGTTTTGGAGAAGGGGCAAGAAATAATGCATTATTTAATATTGCTGTTTATTATAAACAAGCGAAACCAGATTCCTGGCAAGATGAGTTAGTTAAAGCGAATCAACAATATATGAATCCTCCTTTAAGTAATGGAGAAGTTCAACAATTAATTAAATCAGTAAATAGAAAAGGTTATGACAAATATAGGTGTAAAGATGCACCGATTAACGCGGTCTGTCAATCACGACTCTGTAGAACAAAACGATTTGGTGTAGGCTTTGGTGAAGAACAAATGCCGATGTTAGGCAACTTAACGAAATATACATCAACACCACCACAATGGTTTTTAGATGTGGGTGAATCGCGGATCGAATTAAAAACAGAACAACTTTATAGTTCACCTTTATTTGCTTTAGCGTGTTTAGATCAAGCAAACCTAGTAGTACCAGTTCCAAAACCAAAAGATTGGAAAGAATTATTTTTAAAACCTTTGATGCAAAATTTACAAGAAATAGAACCACTTAAATCTTTAGATCCAACAAATGAATTAACCTCCTTACTACAAGATTGGACAACCAATAGACAATCAGCAAGAACAATGGATGATATATTTAATAAACTTCCATACACAGATGACAAAAGAGAATTTACTTATTTTAGAATGGAAGACTTTTATAATTTCTGTAAACGAAATCATTGGGATATGGATAAAGTTAAGACAGGAAACTTATTAAAAAGATTAGAAGATATATTTGTAGAGGAAGAAAGAGTTAGAGTGAAGAACCAACAACCAAGATTAATTAAAATTAAAGCAATGAAAAAAATAGAAGCAAGTGTTTCTAAAACTAAATATCAAGAAGAGGATTTTTAATGGCAATTTATGCAGATTGTGAAAGCAAAAGAAGGGCTCGATTAAAATGGAGAAAAAGTAGAAAAGGACAGTGGTGGGACTATAAATATAGTCAACGTCCAGAAGTTAAAGCAAGACGTCACGAACAATATATAAAAAGATTAATTAAGGAAGCAAATGAAAACAATAATACTAGGACCACCGGGGACAGGTAAGACTACTACTTTATTAAATTTGGTTGATGAATTTATTAAAGATGGAGTAAGACCTAAACAAATTGGATACTTTTCTTTTACCAAAAAAGCAGCTAATGAAGCTGCAACAAGAGCTGCAGATAAATTTAATTTAGATAAAGAAACTGATTTAGAAAACTTTAGAACTCTTCATTCTTTTGCATTTCATAAACTAGGAATGGTTAAAGAAAAAATGATGCAGCCAGAAGATTACAAAGAGTTTGGAGAAAAATGTGGAATACCTATTAAGACAGCAAAATTTTCTACAGATGATGGTACTTTTAACTCTGATAATGAATATCTAACAATTATAAATACAGCACGAGTTAAACGTATGGATCTCTTAGAATATTATGATTCAAGGCAAAACATATTAGATATTGAACGAAGTACTTTATATTTACTAGCAGACGAATTAAAAAAATTTAAAAAAGAAAAAGGTTTAAAAGATTTTACGGATCTTTTAGAAGATTTTATTGAAAAAGATATTCAACCTAAGTTTGAGGTTTTATTTATAGATGAAGCACAAGACTTATCTAAAATTCAATGGGAAATGGTTAGAGTTTTATGGTCTAATGCTAATAAAACATATATTGCTGGTGATGATGACCAAGCTATATTTAAATGGGCTGGTGCTGATGTAGATCACTTCATCGCTTTAAAAGAAGAAGTAGATAATATTAAAACTTTAGATCAATCTTATAGAATACCTGGTGGACCCATTCACGAGTTATCACAAAAAATAATTAGAAAAGTACAAAATAGATTTGATAAAGACTATAAACCAAGATTAGAAGCAGGGATTTTAAAACGTTATTCTGACATTACACAGGTAGATATGTCTCAAGGTAATTGGTTAATTTTATCGACAGCCAATTATTTTTTAGATGATGCTAAAGATTTATGTGAGATACAAGGATGGTATTACCAATATAGAGGAATCAATTCTGTCCCTTTAAAATTATTATTGGCTTTAAATAATTGGGAAGCTTGGCGTAAAGGGGCCCATTTAAATCATTTAGAAATAAGAAACATTTATGAATATTTAGGGTCTAATGTATTGCCTGGATTTAAAAAAGGTAAAACATTACAATCTGAAGACAAATATACTTTAAAACAATGTCAAGAAAAACACGGTTTAACTACAGAAAAAGTTTGGTATGAAGCCTTTGAAGGTTTAGATACTATTACAGAAAATTACATTCGTAATATGAGGGCGAATGGAGAAAAGATAAATAAAAATCCTCGTATAATAATGTCAACAATACACGGAGCGAAAGGAGGTGAAGCAGATAAAGTTTTATTAATGCAGGATTTAACAAATGCAGCGTTAGAAACGTTTAGTCACGACCCGGATGAATTACATAGATTATTTTATACCGGAGCGACGAGAGCGAAGCGTGAATTGCACGTTTTAGATCCTAAAGATTTTGATAGAGCTTATATATTATGAATAAACTAAAAGAAACATTTGAAGTATGGTCTTTATATTACCGACAAGAAATTGTGTGGTCTACTATAGGATTTATTATTGGATTTACATTAGGAGCAATTCTTTTATGAGTAAGGTTTGGGATAAACAAATCGGTGGACAGCACTACCAGAATTTTGTCATTCAGCCCAGTAAATTTGTTGTAGAGAATAAGTTGCTTTTTCCGGAAGGCTGCGCTATAAAGTACATATGTCGTCATCCTCATAAAAATGGAAAAGAAGATTTATTAAAGGCAATCCATTTTATAGAGATGATAATTGAAAGGGATTATAAGTGAGAACGATTCAAACGCCTTTATTCACTCCAGAAACTGAGTGGGTAATGCCAGAAGAAATAAAAAATTTAAAAGGTGCAAAAGAAATTGCAGTTGATTTAGAAACTTATGACCCAGATCTGAAAGAATTAGGATCTGGAAATGTTATTGGTAAAGGACATATTGCAGGTGTAGCTGTAGCAGTTGAAGGATGGTCTGGTTATTATCCTATTCAACACGAACAAGGCGGTAATATGGATAAAGCTTTAATTCTTAAATGGTTAAAGAATTTATTTAGTCAAGAAGATACTACCTTTATTTTTCATAATGCAATGTACGACGTATGTTGGTTAAGGTCATATGGTATTGATATTAAAGGGAAAATTGCAGATACAATGATAGCTGCATCTTTAATTGATGAGAATAGATTATCTTACAGACTGGATACCCTTGCAAAACATTATGTGGGTTTAGGTAAGGATGAAAAAATTTTGATAGAAGCTGCTAAGGATTATGGTTTGGATGCTAAAAAAGATTTATGGAGATTACCTGCAATGTATGTGGGTCAATATGCAGAACGTGATGCAGAATCAACATTAAAACTTTGGCAAAGACTTCATCGAGAATTACACGATCAAGAACTTATTGATATTTTTAGATTAGAAACACAATTATTCCCCTGTTTAGTTGATATGAGATTTAAAGGAGTAAGAGTAGATTTAGAAAGAGCAGATAATATCAAAAAAGATTTAATTCAAAGAGAAAATAAAATTTTAAAAAAAATGAAAGACCTTACAGGTATAGATATAGAAATTATGGCTGCAAGATCTATTGCGACAGCGTTTGATAAATTAAAACTTCCTTATGATAGAACAGAAAAAACAGGAGCTCCTAGTTTTACTAAAAACTTTTTACAAAATCATCCACACGAATTAGGAAGAGCTATTGCAGAAGCACGAGAATTAAATAAAGCTCATAGCACATTTATAGATTCCATTACAAAACATTCACATAAAGGAAGAATACACGCAGACATAAATCAAATTCGATCAGATCAAGGTGGAACAGTCACAGGAAGATTTTCAATGAGTAATCCAAACTTACAACAGATTCCTGCAAGACATCCTGAACTTGGACCAATGATAAGATCTATTTTTATTCCTGAAGAAAAATGTAAATGGGGGTCATTTGACTACTCTCAACAGGAACCTAGAATTTTAGTACATTACGCAAAACTGCAGAATTTACCTGGAGTACACGAAATTGCAGACGCATACAAGGCCGGAGACGCTGATTTCCATCAAGTCGTGGCCGATATGGCAGGCATAAAAAGAAAGCAAGCCAAGACGATTAATTTAGGTCTTATGTATGGAATGGGTAAAAATAAATTGATGGCTGAACTAGGATTGATGAAAGAATCAGCTGAAAAATTAATTAAACAATATCACGTAAGAGCACCCTTCGTTAAACAGTTAATGGATAATGTATCGCGGAAAGCAAACGACAGAGGAAAGATTAGAACTTTATTAGGCAGAGCCTGTCATTTTGATTTATGGCAGCCTACACAATTTGGAATTTTTAAACCATTACCATTAGAACAAGCAAGAAAAGAATATGATGAACCATTAAAACGAGCATTTACCTACAAAGCATTAAATAAATTAATTCAAGGGTCAGCTGCAGATATGACTAAAAAATCAATGATTTGTTTATATGAAAATGGTATACTTCCACATATTCAGATTCACGATGAAGTAGATATATCAGTTGAATCACCAGAAAAGGCTGAGGAGATTATTAAAATTATGGAGGAAGCAGTTGAATTACAAGTACCTAATAAAGTTGATTACGAATCAGGCAACAATTGGGGCGATATTAAATGATATATGAGCTACTTAAATGCTAATATACCGGCAACCTACGCCCAAATAAGAAAAGAATATCTTTATGATCTTAAAAGCCATCACGGAGAAGTTGAAGATTGTATTATCTTTGGTATTAGCTCTATGGGAGGCCGGGCTATTTTATGGCACGCAATTATGGAAAACGGTGCAATCTTTTATCGTCTCCCAATTACTGCCTTTATTCAAAGAGGTTTTAAACCGGAAGATGTTCCTAGGCATAGACTTGATGAACTGGAGCTTTGGAATTCTTTCTCTTATTATCCTACTGTTACTTCTTGGAATATTTTAAGCGCAGCTGCAGGTAAATATATAGGAAAAGATAAGAAATGGCATCACGGTAAATATTTATTTACAGTTGACTGGGCACATCCAGATGGTAATATATTAGATACCGACCATTCGGAGATACCGCACGAACATAAGTGCGCACACATAATTGCTCTCGATGATGGCAATTTTGCAGCACAACCTAACAATAGATGTATATGGGATTTACCTTCTTTCACAGTGAAAGATAGTATACCGGATTGGAAAGTGCAAACTAGTGTATGGAATGTAGAAGACACTGGTAAATGGAAAACAGAAGATACCGATAAGTTCTTCTATGAAATTAAGGAAAAAAATAAGGATTAAAATGATAAATATTTGGAATAAAGTAAAAGAACTATCTATTAAAATAAAAGAATATTTTAAAAAAATAGGTGATTGGATAGTTAAACAATATAGTAAATTTTCACCAAAGTAATTATGAACGACAAAACGTGTAAAAAATGCGGACACTTGTGTCACTGTATGGAAGGAGATCATCAGGACTGCAAATGTGAAGACTGTAGATGTAGTCCCGCAGAACCCAAAGGTGTGGTAGTGGATGACACTGACGAATGTGAGTGGTGTCAATGATAATTAAAATGGGGGATATGGAATATGGACTTCCATATATTAAAAGCATTGAGACGCAGACAGTATGCGCGACAAATACTGGAAAAAAGAGATCGATTGGAGCTCAAGTGGATGCGTAATATAATTGTAATTTTAAGTTTATTAGCACTTATTACATTTTTAAATGGATGTGTAGGTTTCAGTGGTTAAAAAAACAAAACAAAGTAAACTGGAATGGTTTAAAAAAAATATTGTAATTGTTCCTGTTATAGCAGCCATCCTAGCCGGAACATTTACATCCATTAGATATGTATTAAGTTTAACAGATACAATTGAAGCAAATAAATCAACACTTACAGAAATGCACAGAGACATTAAAGATCTTAAAGAAAAAGTAACAGGAATACAAACAAGATTATCAGCTGCCGAAGCAACTTGGGAGATGGCTGAAAATCTATATAGACAACTAGCAGACCAAGTAAGGGAGCATTCATATGATATTAAGGACCTTAACCGTTAATTTATTATGGGTATTATTCTTTTTGTTTGTAGTCACAACTTCAGCAAAAGCTAGAAACGAATATCTAAACAACGGAACGAACACCTGTGCTCAAGGAAGCTTTGATGTTTCTATTGAACAAAGAGATGATCAATATAACTACAATCATAATAGTCCTAGTAATAATTATGAAGGAACTGATGATGATAGATTGTTAAGGTTTACATACAGAAAGTATTTAGGTACCGCGTGTACAGATGAATTTATTGCTGAACAAGAAAAGCAAATGAAGATTAAAACACAATTAGAAGTTATTAAAGAATGTAAAAGAGTACCTAGAATCAACCCTCCACCACTAGAATTTGCTGAATTAATCAATATGTGTATGAAAGTAGGGGTTATGTCTTCTGGTAATTTTGTCAATGGAGACAGGGATTTTGATCCTAAAGTGAGCTACTGGACTGTACTTAAAAAGCAGTATTTGAAAGATAATCCAAATGTGGTAATAATGAATGACCCGAGATTAAAAAATGCCAAATAAACCTTTAAGAATTTCCGAAGAGGCCGCTGTGCAGATGCCTATGAAGACGGTTGCTAGTTTGATTTGTATGGTGGCGATTGGGACCTGGGCTTACTTTGGTATTAATGAGAAGCTTAACCAGCACTCCACACAATTAGAATTAATGGGTAAAGATCTAGAAGCTAACTCTGAATTTAGGATAAAATACCCACGGGGCCAATTAGGCAAATCTTCTGGGGAAGCAGAGCTCTATATGTTGGTGGAAGATTTATACAAGTCTGTGGATCGTTTAAATAAAGCTATTGAGGATGGAATGCATAATAAAGTTAATATAGAATTTTTACAGAAACAAGTAGAAAAAGCTACTGTAGATATTGAAAAATTAAAAGATAGACAAAGAGAATTTGCTAACGGAAATGGAGTATATAAATGATTGAAGCTGCGGTTGCACTCTTAATGTTTATTAACGGGGAAATTAAGGAAGCACGTATTCAAGAGAATATGGCCCTATGTTTACGCCATAAGCGTGAGGCAGAAAGACAGTACAGTCCATCTGTTACTTACAAATGTTGGAAGGGTAAAGCAGAGTTAGAGGACAACATTGATGGTAGCAAAAGTATTAAAAAAATTATCCTCGAATAAAAATCCTGTGGCTAAACAGCTCAGGACTCCCAAATACAAACCTAAAGTTATACCAAATAAAAAATTGTATGATAGAAAGAAAGTCTATATACCTTTGATATGAATAAAAAAATGATATTCCAAACAGAAATTGTAACAGGTAAATGCCCTGAGTGTGTTTGTAATACCATTCTTATAGGATTTGATAATAGTTTTTATCGTTGTACTAACTGTGGTAGTGATTTAGAGCAAAAAGTAAACGGCCATATTAAGTATATGCCAATTAAAGATCGAGATACTCGAATGACTTTGAGAGTCGATGATTGGGACGACGATGGCCAAAAAGTCTAAATTCGGAATTAACACCTACATTAAAAAAAGTAAGCCTAAAATTGGCAGGCACAAGAAACGTATGAATAAATCAGAGAAACGAAATTATAAGCCCAACCGAGGCCAGGGGAAACGATGAAATTTGTTTTATATATGATTATGTGTAGTGGTTTATATGGAGAGTGTCTTCAACCTCATCGTATGCCTACTCATTATGACTCACATTACGATTGTATGATGGCTGGATATGAAGAAGCTATTAAAAAACAAAAAGAAATAGGAAGACAAGAAAGTAATCAATATCAAACTTTTATAAAGTTTATGTGTTCTTATGAAAAAGGAAAACAACCTAAAGTTGAATTAGATACTTAGTGTGGCATTTATGCAACACTATATGTCTGCCGTGAGTATGATACCCACGGCAAACAAAGGTGTGAGAAGAGATGACCAGAATACATTAAAAATTATTTTCTTGCAAGTATTGATTTGTTAGTGTAGATTCCCATATTCAATGATAAAAAAAGATAATAACAGAAAGGATAATAATGCGTTATACATATAAAGTAAGAGAACTAACTCCAATACCTCAAGAAGACCATTTTGAAGTTGGAGAGGCAAAACAAATGGAAGCTATGTCTTTAAAAAAATTAAGACGTAAACTTGATGCTAAAAAAGAGTATCATATAGAATATACCAACAAGAAAGGTAATTTTATATCTGCAACAGTGAAAGGAAAGGAGAGTAATTAATGGCTGATCCAGCTAAATTTAAGTCTTTGTCAGTACCTAGAAAAGAGTGGGAAGAACTTGGTGTAATTGCAATTAGAACCAATAGAACGCGCTCTAAAATGATTGCAAGACTAATTCGATTTTATAAAGAAAATAAAGGAGAGAAGAAAAATGGTAAACCAAATGGCAACAAGTCAAGCTAGTTGTATTGAGTGTGGTGGTAATGGGTGGATAAGAGTACCTTACTCGCAAACAAAAGAAGAAATCCACGCAATGTGTCCAACGTGTGCTTATACGGGAACCGTGGATCCAAAAACCGAAGAACATTATAAAAATATTATTCGTGAGAAGGAAGAAAGAATAGAAGAACTTCTTAGAGATAATAAAAAATTAGCTAATGAATATAATGACCAAGTAGAAAGATTAAGAAAAGCGGGAGTTATCTAGTGTTAGGCACAGATCATATAGCTTATATTGCGGGTCTTTTTGATGGTGAAGGAAGTCTTCATATTAAAAGATCTCCAGAAAAGAAAAAAACACATAATGGTAATGGCTACCGAATGTCTAATTCAATGCGCATTAGTATGGAAATAGCGATGACTGATGAGTATACCATTCGGTGGATTCACGAAGTTTTAAAAGTAGGAAGTGTTATTAGAAGAAATATTAAAGGTTTAAATAAAGCCGGTAGACCTTTTAAAACACAATGGCGCTGGCGATGTACGTTTCGTGATGCTTTATATGTTTGTAAATTAATTTGGCCTTACGTTCAAGTTAAACTACAAAAAGTAGAAAAAGTTATAGATCATTACGATGCCAATAAACCCGACAGAAAAAATGTTGTAGATTTTGATACTTATAGGAGGACGAATGCGAGACCCGAGAGATAAAATTTTTATGTTTATATTTAGTTTGTTAGCGTTAATGACCCTTGTATCTATATTAATGATAGGAGTTATATGATTACTATTCCTGATTTTATAGATTTAATTAAATTAAAATATAAACAATTTATAGATTATCCTCTAAGTTGGATGGAATCCTTTGGAAGTAAACTTAATGGATATGCTTGGAGAAAACGATGGAGTAATAGAGAAAATGGAACAGGATACAAAAGAAAAAATTAAAAAACCTAGTGTCTACATAGCAATGCCTTGTTATGACACAGTTAAAATTAATACAATGATATCAATGGTTAAGTTGATTGCAGCGTTAACTAAAGCTGGAATTAATGTTGATGTTAATACG